ACCTCCATAAAGTCGGAGAAAGTCTTTTGTGCTAGGTCTGCATCGTCAATATGTTCTGCTGAGTACACATAGTCAGTGATAGATACAGTTTCATCTGTTGTAGCTACGGCTGTTGATGTGTAACCAGTTCCACGAGTTCCTGTACCAACTGTTGCGTCTGTAAGGTAAGGATTTCGTAGGATACCTGAGTTTGTGTATTTAACGTCTAGGATTTCCTTCCACACCATAGGTGCGTTAAGGCGTTCCTGTAGGACTGTTTCGTATTCAATAAGTGGCACGATTGCGATAAGTGTGTTAGCAAATATTATATCTCAACAATTGAATATGCTATAACTGGGTCAATAATTCTCTAAACGGATACCTTTCGGCATATTAACCCCATTACAGCATATTCAATTGTCAAAGAACTTCTACCGCCCTGATTATTTTGCTAAATAACCAGACAACTTTGTCTAAGAATTATAGAATACTCCTTGCGTGTTTTCTTTGTGTAGTCTTGCGTTGACAACTTTCAGTCTCATATCAGCTGGTACTTCGGATATATCCTTAGTCGCCCAATACTCGACACTTCCAGTTGCGTTTCCACCTGAGCGTTTTCCCGCAGGGACTGCCTCTTGTGTTTTAACGCTTTCTCGATGTTTTTCTAGCTTGGCTTTGAAGTACTCGTTGTCGAGTAGTTCGTCTACGTCCGTAATGCCTGCCGTCTTCATCTCTGACTTTACAAAATCAAACTCTGAGGAGTTGATACCTGATGATTTCAGATACCCTTTTACATCTAATCCAAAGCCGTCTGATTTCGTTGCTGTTCCTTGCTGTTCGAGCTTCTTGCTTTTTTGTTCGGCAATACGCTTGTACTTTGCAACTTCCGCTTCGAGAGATTTCTCGCGTGCAGATGGTTCAACAACTTCGTCCTCTTTTTCTTCTGTTTCGATTTCTTCTTCTACCTCTACTACTACTTCTTCCTCCTCGTTGTTTTGAAACATAGACTTGTTTTGTTAGTCACTTTTAATCGAGAGCGATATCTCCTAATCAATTTTTATTGAGACTGAAAACTCAAACTTTTTATAATTATACCATATCTCCGAACTTGCAAACAGAACACGCTCGTCCACTGTCGTCACAATTCATGCAGACGGTTCCTGTTGCAACTACTTCTTCGGGCATTGGTGTGCCTGTTGTTTTTGTAGTTAGTTTTTTAACTACTTCTTTGATGAGTTTTTTCATGTTAGTTGTATCCGAGTAGCTACAACTGTTGGATGTTCGGTGGTTCCTGTGGAGTAGTCAGTTCCCATGACCCCTGAAAGGTTGACTGCTTTCTTTACGTTGTCTAGGAATACTGCTTCGGATGTTACCCAGAACACTTGAAAAGGTACGATTGAGCTTGCCTTGTCCTGTGTGGATTATTCCACTCTCTGTTATATTTTTGCTTAACATATTATTCTGCTATATTTTTGTGCGTTTTTAATAATTTCTCTGGTTTTTCGGTCTTTACTTTGTCCAATGCGTCAAACCCATTCTTGAGGATATTGATACCAGCCCACATGCCCCTTAGATGTGCACCAATTTCAGCGTCTGGGATAGGATTTTCCATCGCCAATGCCACAAGATTGTATGCACCGTTGATAAGTGGGTCGTGTCCTTTTCCTTCAATGACTCCATGGGAGTAAAGATTGGCGAGCAAGATGTGACGCACTGCATTATACATTTCTGTATCAGCGCAGAATGCTTCTATCTTTACTTTTTGGATTTCGGTGAGTTCCATACGGTTATTGGGCTATTGCTAACGGTTGCTCTGGTAGTGCGTTTGGTTGTATTGGTGCTGGTAGTGCCGTGGGCTGAACTGGTGAGACGATTGCGCTGAAGTCTATCGGTGAGAGTCCAGAGTCTTCTAGTAGCTCGTTCATAGGCTTAGCGAGAGCTGTAATCGGCACTCCGCCACGCAAGAAGAAGGAAATCATGTTACTGAGCTTGTCAGCATTCTCCGCTGTACGCTTTTGCTTGCCTTTGATGTTCACATACACATCAAGCGGAATGTCCTCAAGTTCATTCTCTAAGATTTCAAAGAAACGACGAGTACCACCTTTCATAAATGTCTTTTTCTTTACGTCAAAGAGTGTAGACATTATCTCCGGTGATACTTCTTTGCCTTCCAAGATGAGATTTTTGATATCTTGATTGACTTCGTTGGTGACGATTGTATCTGCTATTTCTTGCAGTTCGTCAAGGGATAAGTCCTCGGCAAACTTCTTGCCTTTATTCATATCACGAACGAGATACTTCAAAATCATACTTGGGTAGAGAACATCAGCAAAGAAGGTGGCGATTTTACCTTGACGATAATCGTGTATGCCTTGTCCTTCCTGCACGATTAAGGCTTGAAGAGCGAATGGTGTACCTGATACTGGGTTTTGCCCTAGTGAGCCTTCGCTTGCAGAGCCAAGGATACGAGCATTTTGTGCCTGTTCATTTTGGTAGTTGGTAAATGCTGGGAGATTTTGTACGGTGCCGTCTAGTTTTGTAACGGGTCGGTTGTCTTCGTGCTTGAGTACTGTGTTAGTAGCCAAGTCTGTTAGCTTCTGGTTGCCAAACGTATCGCTTGATGTTTGGAATACGGTAATCGCACTGTCGAGTAGGTCTTTAATCTTAATACCTGCATAGTTATTCCACACTTGAGGCTCAAAGAGAGTTTCTACGATAGAACGACCACAGGCTCGTCCCTTTGAGCGTACTTGGTCAATCTTTAATGCTTTGAAAGCAACGTCTAGGGGTTTGTCTTTTCCTTGGAATAGTACGAGTCCACTTTTGCCTCCTTTTGAGTCAGTATAAAAACATACGATGTGCATTTGAGGTGAGTATTCAAACATCCCTGCCTCTTTGTCGAGCCATGTAGACGGTAGTTGACCTCGTAGCTCGTAGACTTCGATGTACTTTGTATTTGTTTGAGCTGTTTGATCGTCAGCGATAGATACCTTTGTGACTTGTGTTGCTTCTTTGATTGCGATGTCTATTGCTTCGCTATTCCATTTAGCTCTAAAAGCATTTAACTCTGAAGGGGTGTATTGGTGACGAATACAGAGCGGTGCAGAAAGTACATCACTCTGGTCACAGAATGCAATAGTTTTAAGGTCTACTACTTCTGGTCTAACCTGACTTACGTCTTTAACGAGTACAAGGTCATAGATGACGGAAGTTTCCACTACTTCGTCAATGAAGGTGTCCAGTTGATGAGCGCGCGCCCAACGTGGGTGATACTTCTTGACTAGGAATGACTTGTAGTAATTCGCAGCGTCATTTACATACGGCACGATGTCTTTCACATCAAAACCTTCTGAGCGAAATGCTACGTTGATGATTGGGGTTACTAGGTCGTTGTATGGACGTAGCCCGTCATTCTTCCCACTGTGGAACCAGCCGTTTGAGACGTTGGTGCAACGCTGTATGTGCTCATACATGCTCCAGTCTTTTGAGTTAGTTAGGGGAACACGCTCGGTCTTCCATTTTACTTCTTCTGATTTGATATATTCAAATACGTCTTGGGTTTCTGCATTCATACGAGTAATAGATTATTTACGAATACTTCTCTGTGAAATTCATCTCTGAAGATGTCGCGGGTTTTCTGCAACATCAAATGTCGTTCGGTGATTGTTTTCCCTTGTTTGATTGTGATGAACATGTCGGTATGCACGATGTCTGGTCGTACTTTCACAATAGCCTCGTTCACATCGTCAGAGAATTTGCGGATAGTGATACCGTTTAATTTGAAATCAATGCGATACTTTTTTGCAGTGCGTGCCATTTGCGATAATTATACCACACTAGATAGCATGATTTGCAAGTGGTGTCTCGTCTCGTAATGTCAAGGGTGGGCGATGAGGTGCGCGAGCGTGTGGTAATTGCATCGCCAAACTATCTAAAACGTCATCGTGTACTCCATTAGGAAAGACTCTCATCTCGTCAAGCAACTCAGGATTGTCTCCAATTAAGAAGATACTCTTATTCTCCCACCTTGGAATGAGTCCACGAATGCGTGTGTGTTTGTTTACCCCTCGATGTTTTACTGGCGTGACAGTCATAAAGATACTACGCTTCCGCATTTCTTCTTCTAAGAAGGGTTGAATAGCCATGGTGAATGTAGTCTCCTCAAGTCCAAGGAAGTTAGGGTTGTATTCTTTTTTCAAATAAAAGAGATGGTCTATCAAGTCCTTGCTATTTATCTTTAGCCTGTACGTTTTGATGTACCACTTATTTTCATTGGTTATGCGGTTGATCGTCACGCCTGTAAAGTCAGCACTTTCCTTTTCACTCACGGCACTGTCAATCGTAATGTAGCAAGTGGTGTCTTTGCCTTTCAAAAAGTCCTCGGTTTCGTATTGGATGTACTCTTGTTTGAACTCAGCCAAGGCGTTGTCTACAGGTAGGTTCATCATCTCGTAGGAGAACGCATACGAGCCTAACTGCCTTTGTTTGTCCTCGATTGATACTTTACCTGTTTTGAGTGCTTCATCGTCTGTCATGGCGTATTTTGACTCCCATGTGGGTACTCCATCTCTCATCACAGGAATGTTGCGGACTCGTATGCCTTCGTCACTCTTTGCGCGCTCTAAGAGCCACTGTACGTTTCCATGCTCGGTCAGATAGTTTGCGGTGTATAAGATGCCTGCGGTAGGTGCCATGCCTCCTATAGCACTGCTCATGTTGTTTTGAATGGATAGCGTTACCTTCGTACTGTCTCTTGTGTCCATAGTCTCAAAGTCGTCAAGCCAACGATAGTCTGGGCGAAACTCAAAGTGCTTACGTCCTCGAACGTCTACTTGTGTGGTGCTTGCTTCAACGCGGATGTTATTCGTAGTAGTGAAGTTGTCTACCTTGTTTTGCTTCATCTCGTCCATCTTCCTTTCACGAGTGTAAAGACGACCAAAGTCTGCTATGAGTCTTTTGTTTGAGAGCAGTTGGAAGGCAACATCAAAGAGAGAACGCTCTGAGTTGTTGCCACTGTATGCGTCTACGTTTATGTAGGCTTTGCGTTTGTAACAGATGAGCCAAAGAAGCGCGAGTTGTGCGAAAGTTGTTTTGGCACTTTCTCTGAACCCAATCCACAAGACTTCTCGTATCTTTCCTTCGGCTAAGTCTTCGATGTCTTGTATGAAATCGTAGTGGTAGGGGGCGAGCTGGTATTTGAAGTAGTCTTGAAAGTAATATATGCAGAATAATCCAAAAGACTTCTCACATAAGAAAAGGCGTTCTTCTTTGGTTCCACTTATACATTTCTCTAAAGCTTGCGTGGTCAAAGTAGTGCAAGTAGTTTAGCTTTATCTTCTGGTGATATGGTTTCTATTTGGATTGCTTCCCCTCCTGCTCCTGTGAGTTCGCTACGAGTTGCAAACTCCTTTTTCCGCTTGCGAGATAGGTAATCTATTGCGTTAGCGTATGACTGGTTTACGAATTTTATGGCTGTTTGTCTCGCTAGCAATACAGGTCTTTCTCTCAATCGGGTAAATCTGTCTAAAAGCTCTGGGTTATCTTTGACCCATACATAATATAAAGCTGGTGATATGTCTGCGTAATAGCACGCTTCTTCTACCGTGCCGTCAATAGCAAATACCTCATCTAACTTTTTGAGAGTCTCTGGTGTCTGTTTTTGTTTTACTTGCCCTTTTGCCATGTGATTTTCTCTCCGTTCTTCATTATCTCATTGTTTCCTGTGTAGTCAATGTAGCGTTGTACTATTACGTCTACATATTTGCTGTCAAGCTCCATACCGTAGCAGACACGCCCTGTCTTCTCTGCTGCTATGAGGGTAGAGCCTGAGCCGAGGAATAAGTCCATTACTATATCGTCCGCCTTACTTGCGTGTTTAATAGGCTTCTCACATAGCTCAACAGGTTTAGCTGTTGCGTGGTCTTTGTTCCTTCCCATCTCACGTTGTAGTCGCCATATATCCTGATAATCTAATCCGTAACGGTTTGATATCTCAGGTTTTCCTTTCTTCCCAACAATACAAAGCTCATATGTAGACTTATAGTCACTTCCTAAGCCGTGAACCTTCTTATCCCATACAATTACATTTTTTACATCCATGTACTTCTCCATCTCGCTGCGTATGTCTCCAACTCTACGCCAGTCAATAAACACATAAAAAGCGCAGTCTCCTTTTGTGTAAGCAACATAAAGTGCAAAGAAGTCACTTAAAAAAGTAGCCCATTCCTCGTCAGTGTAGTTGTCGTCAAACATATGAGAAAGCCTGGCTTTCTCATTAGGCTTTTTCTTCCCCCAATCATAATCAAAAGTAGTGTTCTTGCCTCCCATTCCTGTGTTATAAGGCGGGTCAGTTACAACTATATCCGCAAGATGCTTATCCATCAGCTTCTCCACATCATCTACCTTTGTACTATCCCCACAAAGCACCCTGTGTTGCCCTAGCTCATACAAATCCCCTAGCTTACTCTGTGGAGTTTCTGGTGTCTCTGGTACTTCGTCATCTTTCTCATCCGCTTCTATAATCAAATCCTTATCAAAGCCCGTAAGGTCGAGCATCTCACTTGAAAGTCCTTTCAATTCCTCTATCACTAAGTCCATGTCGTATTCTCCTAAACTAGCTATTTGGTTATCTGCAAGCCTTAGAGCCTTGACCTCTTCAGCTGTAAGCCCTTCCATACGCACCACGGGGGCTGTGGTGGCGTTTAACTGCTTAAGGGCGAGCAATCTACCGTGTCCTGCGATTATCTCGTTGTTTTCGTCAATTAGGATAGGGGTCGTGAAGCCAAAACGGGTGATGTTTTTAGCGAGCAAGTCTACCTGCTTTTGTGGGTGGGTACGAGCGTTCTTCTCGTAAGGCTTTAAGTCCGTTATTTTTATATCAAATACTTTCATAACCTCATGCGTAGCTAGGTAGGATTTAATTAAAGTTTTGTTAAATAACCTAGCCACGAAAAAAGCAACGACTACTTTTTCTTTGGGAGGTGTCCTGTTTTGTATGGTTTCTTTACTGGTTTTACTGTTCTTTTCATACGTCTAGTATATCACATTCTAGCTTCTGTATCTTCGCAAGCAGTTGATAGATGTTGTCGGTCTGGTCACTGTTCAATTCTTTTAGTCTTATATTTTCCAAAAACATTTCTTCCCACTTTGTAGCATAGTAAATAATATCTCTACTCATTCACATATTAAAACATTGAAAGTAGGTTGTGGGGAGGGGGAGGTGTTGATAACAAGAGGTACTCGGAAGTTCCGAGTACCTTAAACAAAGTCCCGCACTATTTCTAGTGAGGGGTTCTTGTTACGTCTCGGTCAGGATGAAGAACTTCTTCTGCGAGACCGAGTAGATTTCGCCGTAGGGAGTCAAGACCTTGATGAGCACCCAGATACCCTTGATTTCGACGACCTCGCCGATTACGACAGGCATCTGCGACAACGCACAGGTGTTGTCTTCCTTCGACATGTATTCCATACCGGAGTCGGTACCGCCTTGCACCGCTTCGAGCAGGGCACGACCGTCATCCTCGTTGGCGCAGAAGGCGCTGTTCATCTCAATCTGGTCGCCCATTTTGAGCTGTTGCCCCCACGCAACGAACGCCGACAGCGCAAGGATTGCCACCGCCAACATCACAGCGTAGGTGATACGGCGACGGAGAAGGCGACGCTTCTTGGGACTGTACACGTCCCCTTCGTTGTGGTATTCCACGGCACGCTCCTCTGGTTGGGGTTCAGTCTGGTTAGATTATACCATGAGTAACAAATCCCCATGCGCTATATTTCAAGCACATGAGGACATCTGTTCAGGCTCCGTTGAAGCCTTGCGTGTAGAGCGTCATCTGGCGCACCTTGTGTCCGTGCTCAGCGTGCTTTTTACGGCACTCATCGCAACAGTAAATCAAGACTTCCTCGCCATAGGTACGGGTGTACGACTCCTTGATTGGAGCTTCGCACCAGTCGCAGAACATTTGGGTGGGCATCACATTTCTCCCTTGGGTTTGAGTTCAACAACGAGTCTGTAGCGCGGGTCTATCCATTGGTCGGTCAACATTCGCGCAATTTCGTGCACATTCATGGTGCCAAAAAATGCGTGAAACTCCCTGTGTTTGATAGCACAGACCGTGACCATGTTGCCCTTTGGATAGTCCAGTTTGCCTCCGTGACTCTTGCAGAGGCGGTGGTGCCGATTTCGTGTCTTCATCTGAGTTTGACCTCACGCATGACGGAACTTCCCGTCATACTCCACTGCCTTCTTGCAGTACTTCCAGTGGTGGTTGAAGCAGTCGTTGGAGCAGAACATGTAGGTCTGCTCTTGGAAGTGACGGCTGAACGGCTCCGCAACAATCTCGGCATTGCACCAGTCGCATTTACGCATGGCACTTCTCCTTGGTTATGCTCTTGCGAGAGCTTCGACAGGGACGCACGACAGAAAGCACAGCTGGCTGTGAAATGCGGGATAGGTGAAGCCCCCGTCATTCTTCAGTATCCAGATCACCACGCCAGTCATCGGTGTTGTGTTTTCTTGGCACAACAAGGCACAACACTTCTGCACCTCATCAGCGTTGCCACAACACAGGCGGACAGTCTCTCGGGGGATTATGTGGAGCATTTTCTTCCTCCTTTTCAAAGAACTGTTACTTGGTAATTATACCACTAGTACGAAAAAATCCCCCAGTTTCTAGGGGATAATTTCTGACACATGCTTGCTCTCCATGTCGTGAAGATTTTGCCCGTGACTTTCGGGGGTCGAGACCCTAAGTCACTTCTTTTATTTTATCACGATACCACTCAATCAACACCCTCCCTCCCTCATTCTCAGTCTCGTCACATCTTTCTTGTAGGACTTGTAGGATGTCCTTTGAGTGCTTCAAACACTCTCCGTCCCGGTGATTGGTCATTTGTGTGCAGGTAGCGCAGTATTCTAGTTCTGGTGGTTTTTCTTCGTCTTTCATATCTTCAAACTCCGTGCGTGTATCAGTTTGTCCACCT